ATCCAGAGAATGATATTATAGGTCTTCCCAGATCTAGTGCCACCTTGCTGTACTACTATCTTTGATTTGCTAGTTTCAAGATGGCGAAATACCTTATTGGTTTTGATGCTAGATACTGTCATCCACGATCTTCACCTCGAATACCTTTTTGCCATCAGCACCTGTGATCTCCTGCCTTTCGACATAGCCCCTAGATTTGCCTTGTGTTTTCAAGTAAAAAATAACCGCAGTCATGTTGCCCTCTTGCATCCCTTTGTCAAGCATAGATTCAGCAAAGTCAAGCCTTCTATTCCTGCCTTCCTGTACGGCTTCTTCTAAGCCCTCCTGTTCAATCCATTTGTAAAGGGTAGCCCTTTCTACACCCAAAGACTTTGAGGCTGTAGAAAGGTTACCAAGTGCCTTCACGATTGCTTTCTCTATTACGGATCTATCAGGCTTTTTCATATTGTTTATTTTTGTCTTCTTCTTACTTGCTAGGTTCTTCTGTAGCCTCTACTGCTTCTACTTCTTTTTCCTCTAGTTTGTTGGCTATTCCTGCATCATCTAGTAACTTCTTAAACAAGTAAGCAAGTTGAAAGATTCCTTCCTCTTCATCTAGGGTGATGCTGATTACCTTCTTAGGGCTGTTGAAATTCAATTGAAAGTTTGACATGGTTTTTTTGTTTTGGTTTTGTAGTGAGGGTAGGATTCGAACCTACAATGTGCTACCTCTTACTGAGGACTTGGATCGCCAAACCGCATTACGCTCCTCACTATCTTTTTTTTGTTTTGGTTTTGTAGTCAGGACAGGATTCGAACCTGTATGGTAGGCTTATCTAGAAAGCCGTTTGAAGTACCTATTATAAAAGTCTTATGGAAATTCCTGCTTTTATTTTTAGCGTTTTCCTATGTACTTCCCGTAATAACAGGGTACACTTTCCGCCACCTGACTATCTTTTTTTTAGAATGGTAGATCGTAATCTTCGGCTTGATAAGGTACAGGTGCAGTAGGCATCTTGTTTGCCTGTGGTACTGATCCTTCTTCCTTCTTGTAATCGTTCAAAGTGATAGCAACATCCTTGCCGTAGTCATTCGGCTTATCGTATATATTAATATTTAAGTTCACATACTTCTTCCCGTTATAGGTGTAGGAATGTGCTTCAGCATCGGATAGGCAGATCGCAGCCGTGATCCATGAATCACTTCTCTTCTTCCCATTTCCTAGTTTGGTTTTTGGTTTGCTGTCCATGTGTTTATTTATTTGGTTTTCTTCTTCTCTTGATCGGCTTGTTTTCAATCACCGGTGCTTCTGTGGTGAATGCTACCTGCTCCGCTTGTAGTGCTTCGGCTGCTTCTTCTTCTTGCTGCTTTCTGTACCAGGTGGTGTTCTCCTCATTCGTATACCATCCGTATAGGTAGTTCACTAGTTCTGCCCTACAGCTACTGCACCAATGGCTGAAGTTATGCTTCGGATTGACATAGGTAGTGTATAGGTGAATGAGATCCGCATATACATCCTTAGAGTAGTTCCGGATGAAAGCGTGCTTCTTATAGCACTCATAGAGTTCAAAGTGCTTCTTGAATAGTTCGTGATCTTCAGGGGTCATAGTTCAAATTTATTAGTGATGTGATCCTCCACATAGAGATATATGAAGGGTACTATACTAGATATAAATATCGCTTCTAGCAAATCCGTTTTTAAGATTAGAAAAAACAAGCTAATCCAAAAGGACATACAGAAGGAGCAGCTAAAAGGCTTCACTAGTTTACGCTTTGTGATCCTTGTAAATACCGCAGGTACATTCAGGATGTAGAAGTAGATCAGGGTTATCCCGATTGACCCTAGTATACTAACTGCTGCTTGATACATTTTCTGATGTTTTTAATGGTTATAAAAATTGAAGTATGTGGTATGCCTGTCTGCTTTGATACCTTCCTCACAGATCCTAGTTCTACATACATCTTGAGAATCTCTTGATCGTACCAATATAGTCCCTCCACTATCTTTGAAATAGAATCTGCTACCGCTTGGCTGTTGTCGATCTCTTCCTTTTCATTGATGAACTTGACTATATCCTCCACGGGAACTAGGGATGCATACATCCTGCCAAACTTCCCGTACTTTGAATTAGTTTGATTGCAGCAGATACGAACTATCCAGAACTTGAATACCTGCTTTCCCTTGGCTTCTAGTTCCTTGAGTTTCACCTGATCGTAGTCTAAGACTATGACTGCTACCTCTTGCCTGAGATCTTCCCATAGATCTTTACCTATGTTTTGGAATACATATTTAAACTCCTGATCATATAGCCATTCTATCGCTTTCATTTGAGGGCTATTACTTCGCCTGTGGGAAGCCCTGCGTAGTCGCATAACCATCCATTCCATTCGAACCTTATCTCCTTGTCTCGCCCTTTATATGAAGCCGAGAGAAGCCTTATCTGTTGCTGTACTAGTTCGATAGTTTGAAAGCTACCTTTTCCCTTATTCATCCACTTAGACCATTCCCCATTTGAAAACCTGTAGCGGATCTCAAGAGAATAATCTAGTTTCGATTTTGGGAGCATTTTAGGCATTCTGATTTTTATTTATCGTAATAAGGAAGGCTACCTGCTAACAACTCACATCCCAATTGCAGGCAGGTGGGATCGCTTAGCCTTTTAGTCATGACAGGATTTAAACCTGCACGCAAAAATATATGGTATCTCAATGTGCAATCACTTTTAACAAGCAGTTCCGATTTGCGTCTACATTCCGCCACATGACTAGGTTTTTATTTTTATATCGTATTAAAATTAATCCAATATGATTTTGTAAACCATCCAAATGAAACTTCTTTTGTTCCATCTGCATTAATACTAAAAGCAAACATTGGTAATATTAACCAAGTTTTATTTTTTCTATTTTTCATAACTTTTTATTTTTAAGTAGTCAGGACAGGATTCGAACCTGCAATATGCTTTAAGAACATACTAACACATGAGGTCTGCGTCTACCAATTCCGCCACCTGACTATTTTTTATTTTTTGAAGCAGTAAATTGATCATAGATCCAACTACTACCTGTGGAAGGATTAGGTTCAATATTTACTAACTTCTTTTCTCTGATGACTACCTCCAGACCTATAGCTTCACAGATCATTCTAAGATTGAATAGGCTGATAGACTCCCATCCATTCTCTACCTGATTGATAGGCGCATGGCTTAGACCTAGCTTCTTGCAAAGTTGAAGCTGTGTGAATCCGCTTTTCTTTCTTGATCTTCTTATAAGTAGTCCTTCTTCTACGCTCATTTGGTTTCTTATTTATTCAAATATAGGATAAAAATTAATATGCAAATTGAAAGCGTGAATTTTGTCTAAAAAGGTAACATTTTATAGATACCCATCTGTATAAATTCTTCTCCCTTCTTCACAATGCACTTCCTCACATTCAATTCGAAGACCATCTTGTCATCAAAGCCGTACTTCTTCTGTGCTAGGTCTAGGGTGACTTTGATACCGTTGTCAATGTCGGAGGCTTTTGAACTGAATCCGAAAAACAATTCCACCCGAAGCATGACATCAGGATCTACTTTTCCTGCAGGCATCCTGAGAAGCATAGTCTTTTCATGTTCCCTGTAGGCTGCTGACTTTATCTTCCTTCCTAGAAATGCCCCATTAACTGAAAGAGGCTTCTCATTGATCTTAAATTGTATCATCTGCAAGCCTTATAGATTAGATCCATCCCGATAGTGTACAGGGCTACTATCACCATAAACAGAGAGCCTACTTCAAATTCAAAATGCAGCAGGGTAAAGATCGAAAGCAAGGTAGACTGTATGCTGAATAGATCCTGCTTTGAAGGTGTGAAACTCTTTAGTATTTTTCTCATTTTATTTCTTGTATTTAGAACTCATGATCATAGGTGTAGTGGATCTCCAATTTATGGAATGGTGAAGCCTCTTGTGGTTTGCGTTCATCATTGAAACTGATACCCCACTAGGATGCATTAGAACTGTGGTAAATGATTTGACATAAGTACCCTGAAGTCTATAAATATCACTCATGCCATTCTTTTGAGTTTGGCTATCTTTTTGATTGATGCAGAATACAGGTATAGTCAGAAATAGGTCACCTCTAGATGCTAGGGTGGTATAGGTGTTTACATCCTCATTGATTGATCCTAGAAAATTGAACTTCCTATCTGTAGAACAAAAGAATGAATTCATGCATTTTCTTTTTGAGAATCTGTATGATCCTTTTCCGTTATCAATTCCACCTATAAAATCTCCTGTCTGAGCAAAGCAGATAGATCTTGCTTCTGTTGATTTGTAGAATTCAAACATGGTACTGAATACCCTGTCAAGGTTTTTGCATAGAACTTGACCTTTTGATTCAGGAAATTTGTATACAAACTCATAGTAGTCATCATCTAATTGAATAAAATATTTGTACCCTAATTCTTCAGCCAATTCAAAGCAGTAGTTCCTAGCATGAACTATCACTTTCCTATTATCAAAGTTATTTGCTTCATCTATTTTATCTGCCATTGCTTTCTTATCAAAGATCTTGACCCTATCAATACCAAAATTTTCAATGTATTTTGAAGAAGATTGATCTTCATTATCAATCACAAAATAGATAGATCCTGTGTATCCGCACTTGATAAGTGTTTTGTACGTCAATACATTGTCAGCCCTGCCATGAGTAAGGATGAAAACTGCATATTCACTATTCTCCATATTCTTCAAGATATTGATTTCTAATATCTTCACAGATCTTAACATATCCGTATTCAATAGCCTTTTCAAAATCAATTATCACTAGCCCTGATCTTTCCATCAGATGCTGCATCTCTTTACTAGAATTTGCGTAGTAGTCTGCTATCTTTTCATAGTTGAAAATAGTGTGCCTTCTTGCTGAATCTACCAAGAACATTTTTTCCTCTGTAGGTAGGCTGCTTTGATCTATCTCCCTGATCAATCTCTTTGTTTTTTGATTGTCATAAAGTTCTAGTATATGAGGCTTTTGATTTTTAGGCTCATATATAGGTGCATCTATTTTAGTAGTGTATTTATTTTCACCCTGATCTTCTAGGATTCCAAACATATTAAATTGCTTCATGTCTATTTTTTAAAAAGGTGCATTTATTTCTTCTTGATTGAATTCAAAATCTTTTATTCCTGATTTATCAAACTTCTCTACCCTTGGTTCAGGTACTGCTTTAGCCTTCGCATTTTCAAAGTAGTCAAAGCCATCCTTTCCCATGTACCTATTCTTCTTTCTGTTAAAGTCTATGGTGATCTCAAAAGGGATACCTACCAATTTCTGCTTTTTAATCTTATCCGTTTTTATAATGACTGTGGTATCATTTGGATCAGTAGCCCTGTTCGGTCTCCATACTGAAATAGAATTATCTGTAGAGTCTGCGAATGTTCCACCGCCTTTGATTTGGTATAGGGAAGGTGGAGGGTAGTTCCCATCCTTCTCCTTCCTAGGTGTGGTCTGGTGCATGACTAGGTGATAGGATACATTATTCTTCCGTGTAAAGTTAATTCTGTCCATCATGAACCTAGAAGCGTACAGGTGTTCTGGTTCTCCTGCTGTCATCTCGTGCCGTATCTTGATGTATGGATCTACCACTACTGCCTTGACATCTTTCTCCCAAACTAGAAACTCGAATACTGATTCTATCTGCTCAATGGTAAAATCAGGCACTCCATTCTTTTCTGGATAGACAAAGTAAAAAGAGTCCTTCACCATGTCAAAAGCCTTCAAGTATTCTTGCTCACTCACATCAAAATTCTTGTAAAACCTATCTGTGCTTTTCCCTAGGATAGTGTGGATGATGTCATCAAAGAATTCATCCGGAGGGTAGTTTTCAGGGCTGAAAAAAGCGAACTTCCAACCTTCATTTATTGCCTTGAGTACACATAGAAAAATCAGGAATTGGCTTTTACCTTCATTGTTATAGCCTGTCCACAAATTAAATTCTCCTGCCTTCCAAGACCACATTTTATTTTGAATACCTCCACTACTGATTTGGTCTAAGTCCCTTACATAGGTCTTTGATCCTGCCTCCTTACCCTTCCTGAAGTTTTGCAGCATTGAATCTCTCTGCCCTGCAAAGGTTTTAATTGATGCCTCACAAAAGTCTAGGTCAAAGGTCTTATCTGATTTCTTTTTCATGTAGTGAAGTATTTATCTATGTTCTCTTTCATCTCTTGGTAGCTTCCTGATCTAGTAGCTACATCCTTGAACCATTGCTTTTCAAATTGATTCCTTACCCGTATTTCATCTTTCAGCATCAAGGTAGTACCTTTTACCTCATAATCCATTAAATTAATTAAATTAATATACTTTTTTTGTAAGGAGTAGAGTCTCTTGAGATTCATTTCCATCAAAGCCCAGTTCTTTGTCTGCTGTGCCTGTACTATCATTCCCCAAATATCCCTATTCAAGTCATTCATTTTCTGTATATCCTTAGCTTCCATCTTACCACCAATTATCTTGAATCGTAGACTTTGCGTACTTAGGTGCTTGTACTTCTGTGCTTCCACTATATCCTGTATTAGCATTATTCTTCAGGTAAAGATTGAAGGAGTTCTGTGCTTTGCCTATAGTCATTGCTTCTCCTTCCTTCAGGATCTTCCAATTCTTGAAGGCTTCCTTTACCTTCTTTTCATCTAAGTTGTATATCTCCTGCATTCTAGTAAAGTATGGTCTGTACATTGGCTTTTCCTTTGACATCTCTACCTCTACTTCATCCAAAGAAATCAAAGTCTCTTTATTTATATCATTTACATTACCATTTACATTTACATTAACAGCTAGATTTGCTACATCATTTGTAGCATTGCTAGGTTTTGCTAGATCATTTCTAGCATTGCTAGCTTTTGCTAGACCACCTTTCTTTCCTGCTTCTGCTCTTTGCTCTTTCTTTTCATCCCAGATCTTAAGATCTCTCTTTAGCTGAGTCTTAATAGGAAGGAATGCTACCTTGACTAGTTTGTCTTCCATGATCGGATCTTCATCGTTCACATAGCTGAATATGTGCTTGATTAATTTACCTGCATCTTCATCTGAAAGTTCATCAAAAACTTCCCTCTGATCTGTGTACAAAACAAATGATTTTTTACCCTGCATTTTTTTTGAAAATAAAAAAGCCCAACAGGTAGGAGTCTGTCGGGCTAGGTTTAGTAAACCTTTGGAAAATCATTTTTGGCTCCTACCTCAAAAATGACTTTGAATGCACGAATATAATACTATTTCTCAATTATCCTACTAGATATCTCTTTTTTAATTCAGTATAGACAGTCCCGTAGCATCTACCTAATTCAATAGCAATGACCTTGATAGGCTTTCTATCCTGCCATCCTTCAAAGATGATCTGCTTTTCCTCTTCAGTTACTCTGCGCCTTTTCATGATTATCTAGGATTTGTTCTACTGCATTAAGGCAATCATGGAAGATTGAGCCTCCTTCATCTATAGCCGTGTGAAGCCTTTCAAATAAGGTCACGAATTCGTGAAACTGCTTGATAGTAGCTTCTCCATTATCGTATCCTTCCAGGTATCTGAAAGCCTGTGTAGACTTTCGCTTCAAAGCATTGATCATGTTCTTGTGCTTGGTCTGAAGATCAAGGTCAAAGAACTTCAGCATGGATACATCTTCGTAGTAGTCTAGCATGATCTCCTGAAGGGCTAAATACACCAAGTACTTTTGGGTAGTCCTGTGGTTTAGTTCGGTTATTATTTCTTCTCTAGTCATTTGTTCAAATAGTATTTAGCGATTCGTTTATCATTTACATTCACCATGTCGGTAACTATGTCTAGCCCTTCTTCCCGTAGGTTGGCTATCCTTGCGGATAACCGGAAGCAGCCGAACATATTCAAGGCATCTAGCTGAGTGATCGAGTAGCCATTCAATAGCCATCCTTTGATCAGGGCAGTCTGTGATTCAGTTTTCATAGGCTTGATATAAATTTCTTGCACTCATTTAGATTGATGTTGAATTCTTCCTCTGTGATCTCCTTGTAGTTCTCAGGCTTGACCAAGTACTGAACATATCGGATATTCTCAACCCGTATAGATGGGAATAGTTCTAGGCTAAAAATAGTATCCTTTCTATTCGGGTAGTAGGTTACTGCTAGGCAGGTCTTTTCATCTAGCAACTTGTAGAAGTTGTAATCGTGAATACTGAAGTAGGTATATAGAGTGAACTCTCCTTCCACATCTACTGATCTCAAGGTTTTGATGGTTAAATTTTCCATAGGTGAATTTGGTTTTATTGTTGCATTAATTTAAGCCCTAGCATATAGCCAAGCGCAAAGATGGGAGATAAGGCTACGATAAAGTAGATGATTTTTCCTGTGATTTGAAGTGCTTTTTTCATGATGTTTTTGGTTATGTAAAGTGAAGCCCCCCGAAGGGGGATTGTTTTTATTTGAATAATGAAATGCCGTTTTTAATTCCTAATTTTTTGTCATAAGACTCAAATTTAAAATTAGGATGATTCCAATGACATCTACCTTCTTGCTTTGTAACTCTTGAAATTAATGTTTCTCCTAAAATCTCAAAATAATCTCCTTCTTCAGTCAATATTTTTAAAGCTTTCTTTTCCGCTTCCATGATATTGTTGCAAGTTGTTTGGAATTTTTGTCCTTTTGATGAGTAGATTTTGTAAGTTTTCATAGTGTTATTGGTTAGGTGTGCTTGTTTGTTGAGTCAAATATCTTAGGAATAAATTAGAAAACAAAATATTTCAAGAAAATTTTTGAATTAATTTTTTATCGGTAGCCTCCTTGATCAGATCCGCTACTAGTTTGAACTTGACTTCGAGATCCTCAGCGATCTCTTTTTTAGTGTATCCCCAACAGGCTAGGGTGATCACCCTGTTTACTAATTCCCTTGGCATCTCATTGACTAGGTTTCCCCTAGGGTTATTTGTCTGAACTCCTAAGATCCCGTACAGGATGTAGTTAACTACTGAAAGTCTCACTCCCATGATCTCAGCTATTTTGTGCTTCGTATTCCCTTGGGTGTATAGTTCCCGAACCAAAGGAACTAGTGCTTCATGTTTGCAAGTTGCCATAGTCTTTCGAATGTTTCGTTGAATGGTAGCTTTTCAGTTTGGTAGGTAGACTTCACCCCCTTGGGGGCTAGGTCTCCAGGTCTCTTGATGAATTTTCCTAGGTAGGTGTAGTTGCTCATTTCTTTTCGTAGGTTTCTTTGTAGTATTTTTCTGAATCACTATTTCTGCATCCAACATCCCAGACCCCTGAATCATAAGAATCAATTATCTGCCTCTTTTCTTTTTTCTTAGCCTCATTTAAAATCATTTGCCAAGTGAATTTATCCTTATGGATTCCCCATAGCTTTTCAAATAAATACTCTACTGCTGTCTGTTTCATTTTATTGATAGGTTAAAGTTTTCTACTAGTCTAGCACCCGTGATTGAGTACCCTTCTTTGATTGCTTTTTTGATTGCTACTTTGTCCGCTGTGATAGTTACCTTTTTTACCTGCCAATCTACGGGCAAAGCCTCAGGGATTTCTACCTCCACCGCTTCGGATCTTCTTAGTGAGATCTTAAATAGGGGTGAATCTATCTTCTCGATTCCGCTTACTAGCATGGCCTTCTTGAGGTTTTCGGTTAACCATGTGACCTTCTTATCCCTACTTTCTTTCATCGCCTTGAGTCGCTTGATTTCGGCATCTATGGCATCGCTTTCACTTTGGTAGTTAGCTATCACCTTGGCATAGTTTATGCCCTTGCTCTGTAGCTGTTCCTGATTGATCAGTAGTTCTGCTTCTAGTTCAGGTGTGAGTTCTTCGGTTTCAAGAAGCGCAGCTAGATACTGCGCCTCCTGAGTGATTTGGTATAGGTTCATAGTTCTTTCCAGGTTTGCTTCAATACCTTATATCCTTTTGCCTTCAAGATGTTGATCATTTCTTCATCTGATAATTCAGCCTTGACAGGAGCAGATTCTACTGCCTCCACCTTCAAAGGGATTTCAATCTGTGCTTCTTTCTTTCTCCAGAGGAATTTGTTGATCCTTTCGCTATTGTTTAGCAAGAATGAGAGATGGAAGTCACTTTTGATCTCATCCTTCTTGATGCCTGTCTTGCGTAGCTTTGAAAGGAACTTGTGAGATGAGAATACAGAAGGCATTGAAGTGATAGCCTTGCTGTAGAATTCGGATGTGTTTGAATTGTTTTTCATTTGGTTTGTTTGGTTTTAGATAAGTCCTTCTATTATTTGTTTTTGATCACTTGTCAAGGTGTATTTCTTTAGTGCCTCCTTGGCTGTCTTCTGTTGATCAGGTGTGCCATTCAAGTACTGAACTATTCCGGAGAACTGCGCTTCTGTAGGTGCTACCTTAGTAGGTGCAGGTGCTTGTCTCAAAGGCTTCATTGCTGCCTCTGCATCATCATCTGAAATAGCCAGGTTTAGGACTGAAGTCAAGCCGTATCTTCTAGCGTAACTCAAGGCAGATCCCTGAGCCTGTGGATCATTCTGCCGTACTACCTGAAGTGTGTAGGTAGCTGATAAATACTCCCCTGTCTCTGCATGGATCAGCATAGTAGTGAGACCATCCCCATCAGGTAACTGTGCAATCACTAGCCCTGCCTTCTCCATAGGT